TTCGCCCTTGGAGTTTGTGAATTCCACGAGGGTGTCGGCATCGACCGCGCTGACTTCCTCTTTCTTCGACTTGAACAATTTCATAATTGAGCCTTTCTTTTCGGTTTTGCTGTTGCGAAGTTCGTTGAGTTGTTCGCGGTTTCTGTCCTGATAAACTTTAAACTCATCAGGGGTCATCACGCAAGCTGCCTCATACCGGGGATTCGGTACCAGAGCAAGGTGCGTAAACTTGGCATCTATGATCTGACGGTCATAGGGGATGTTATTGCACAGGCCACCTTCGCCATATTCCAGCGGGACGTAGGCGTTTGAAACGGCCCAGCCTTCCGCGATGGCCTCAAAACCTTCGTCATCGACAATAATGCCCTTTGACCATAACCAGCCATCCAGCTCGTTGTAGAAGGTTTCGGTGATATAGCCGTGGGAGGTTTCCTGAAGCGTATCGACGCGCTCGGATTCGGTGCGGGTGTCGTGATGGACGTAGATGGGCTTGCCTTCAAAGGACGGGGCGATGCGTTTCATCGTGTCGGCGGTAATCAGGACGGTTTCGTCGTCATAGCCACAGAGGCCGGGAACCATGTGCCGGAAGTAGAAAATCTTGCCATACTGACTTGCGTTGGTTTTTTCACTCATGCGGCAGATGCCCCCATCAATTCCGCAAGATTATATGAATTTTAAACTTTCTACAAGGGAACCGGGGCGCAGACCATTTTCGCGGCGTGGTGAAAATGGTCTGCATCGGGTTGCCAGAGGCGGCAAAGTGATCAGTCGATCAAGGGGACGGCCACGCAGCGGCATCCATAATCCTCGCCGGGATGGGCGCGCCTGCCCGTTTTGCGGTCAACGACCGGGGGATTGTCCCACGTGAAAACCTCTCCTTCGAGGACTTTGTGGTCGTGGCGCTCGCGCTCGTCCATCGACCCAGACCACCGATATTTGGAAACCCCGATCTCTTTGTAGCGGGCTTCCCGGTACTTCGACATCAGCAGGGAGGTTTCCTGTCTGGCGAGGAATTTGGCCTTGTTCTTTGACACCCCGAAATCCTGCTGGATGGCCTGCACCATGGCCTTCGCGCGGCGACCGGCAAAGGCGTTAGCCTGCACTTGCTGGCGCAGCTTGAGGATATTCTCCTCAGTCCAGCGCTTGATATAGATTTCCAGATTTGCAGACCAGTCTTGAGCGAGAACCTTTTGCATGCCGGGTGTCAGGTTTGGGGCGATGGTCACCGACTTGACGGCTTTTTTGAATTCATCGTCTAGAGCCTCGATCTCGATTCCGAACATCTGCTTAAGGCGGGACAGCTTGGCGATCTTCTCCACGTCCACGCCATCAAGGGCAGAAATAAGCCTTTTCTTCAGGGCGTTATATTTCATATCCGCGGCGACCACGGCGACCGAAATCTCCGCAGGCAGCACGCCAGAGTAAGACCATGTTTTTGATTTTGGGTTGAACTTGGCACCGATATTGCGGAGGTCGCGGCTGATGGCGGCGTTGAATTTCCCCCGGAAAAGGCCGTCCTCGTAATAGACCACCCCGTTCTTGATGGCCCAGTCGAGGGCGGTACCCTGCGCATTCAGCAGCTCTGAAATCTTGGAGCGCCATGAGGAAATCAGCTTTTGATGGACTTCCGCGCCCAGCACGATCGGGCCGTCATAGGGCCGAACCTTTGCCAGATCCACACCGGCTGCGTCAAAGCTGATGGTGATGTGCGGGTGATAGCTGTCGTAATCCCATGACGCGCCATGTTTATCGATCAGCTCCAGCCAGCGGGTTTCCAGCAGGGCCGAGTTAAACATCAGCACGACCGCGCCCTTGTCGCCCAGCGGGGTGATATATCGGCCCGAGGACTGGCTGACAATCAGGGTGCCGGATGCCTTGCTGATGTCCTTGGATTCCACGCCTGCGCGCGAATGGCAGATCGTGACGTGCAGATCCTCGGCCTTGAGGGTGGATTTAAAGCCCTGTGATTTCGCCCAGTCCAGTATCTGATCGGCGTTAATGACCGGGCGGCAGACGTAAAGGGGGGCCTTGGCGTTCTTGATTTCCTTGTCAGGAACTTCCAGCGCCGCGACGATAGGCTTAAAAAGCACTTCCCAGAACAGGCGATTGATTTCTTTTTCAATAGCCTTGTAGTCCTTGGGCTTCAGAACCATGGGGGGAAGAGATTTCATCAGGCGTCCACGTTCTCGCTATTACTGGTCAGAAAATCACCTTCGACAGGGGGCAGCGCATCTGTTGCCTCATTAAGCTCGACCGGCAGAAGCCCATCCTTGTTGATTGACTCCTTCGCCTCGTGCGCATCAGCAAGGCCGGACTGGAATGCTGACATAGTCCGGTTGAATTTGTGATTTTTGACTTGCTCCTGTTCATCCGCAGGCAGCATGCGCAGGGAGGGCCATTCCAGCTTGAGATCGTCCGGCATAAATCCGAACACCTTCTGGCAGGCGATGGTCACCATGTCGATGACCTGATATTTGATTGGCCCGCGGATTTCGCTCTGGATCATGGCGTTGTAGTTTTCGATGTCGTCTTCGCCGGAATTGAAGCCCGCAGCGCTCACGCCGAAAAGCTTGGTGATCGGCATTTTCAGGTCGGCAGCCAGCCCTTGGCGGATTTGCACAAGCATTTCTCCGAGGCCGGTGAAGGCGATTTCCTTCTGCTCATACTCGTCATTTGCGTCCATCGTAATGGCGTTATTGTAATTCTTAATGATGTTCGCATGCTGGATGCGCGCGGAAACGTTTGTTGTTCCCTTGCTGGTCAGAAGCGCATCGTTAAAGCCCTTCATCTTGTAAATATCGATCTTGGCTTCATCCAGCAGCTCGAACACCACGTTCTGATTCTTCAGATATTGATTGAAGGTGCGCACGACCTTTTCGAGGACAGACAGGCCCCAGCCACGCAGGCGCGGGCGGATGAATGATGGAGGCTCTTTTCCGAGGAAGCGGTAAACCCGGGATGGGTGTATCTCGTGGCCGTAATAATCATAGTTTTTGTCGCTGTCCAGAAACTCGTCGTCCTGCGGGTCGATGTCGCCCTCGATGTTCAGGCGGGCATGGTATAGCTCCCACATATCGACGGCGCGGAATTCAATCGGGGTCTTTTCGTTGATGGCCTTCAGGTTCAGCGGCGTGCGGGGGTCTTGGTCGGTGATGATCAGAATGGCACCGCCACCATAAAGGCGCGCCCACTTGGCAGCCTGCACAATAGCGCGGAAAACGCCGCGGCGCTCGCAGAAGTCCATAAGCTTTTCAAGGTCATCGACATCGAGCTGGCCGGATTTAATGGTGGGGGATTCGCGGAAGGCATCATCGACCGGCTGATCGACGAGGGTCTGGACGATGCCATGCTCGACGTACATTTCCGAAATCAGCTGCCGCATATTGGAGATCAGGTACCAGCGATTGTTAATCCACATGGTGTCGGCTTGGGAAATCTGCTCCCCATATCCACCTGTCGGGAAAAGGCCGTTATTTCCGAAGGATGCAGCCAGAGCGCCGAGGCTGTTGTTCATCACCACATCGGCTGATAGCTGGACTTCTTTGCCCTTTGCGGATTCCGTCATGGTGTTTTTACCCCTTTAAATCACATCGAAAATGCTGATCTCTCTTGCCGGATTGTACAGCGCAATGAACCCATCGGCAAGGTTCGGCGATTTGGCACCGTTCGGGGTCTTGTCCACGATGGTTTTTCCCTCGCCGTTCTTTTTCCGGCAGGGCTGCGATAATTCCCGGACGAGCTGGTTTAGGCACTTGATCTTGCTGGAAATGCTGATCAGCTCCTCGGGGGGGTATTTCTTGCCTTTGGTTATGGCCTGATGGGTTTTGTAGAACCGCGCGCGGGTGCGAAACCATGCCTGCGCCTTCAGATTGCCGTACTGCTGCTTATTGGTCGGGCTTTTGCTGTCGCCGCTGATGATCGGGTCGTCTGGGTCAAGGACGGCACCGCCAGCATTCCACGCGAAAAGGCGCAGCGCCTCGGGGCATGTTTCCGACTCGTACATGTGGCCTATTTCGATACGGAAGCCGACACCCACCCCGATGGAGTCATAGTGCAGCTCATAAACCCCATTCTCGATACATTCCGGCACAGCCTTTTGCGCTGCGTCACCGGCCTCACCGCCCCAGTGATCGGCATAGAAGCAAACAATCCCCTCGCGCATGAGCAGGGCGTTCTTGTCGCCCCCGCCATCGGCCACGTCCTGCATGGCTGACTTGCCGCCCTCCATGGGAATACCCAGCTTGATGTGGGCATCGATGGCGGATTTGACCCACTGGGCCGGGATGATGACCCGATCAACGGCTCCCGCATAGTCACGGTCAACCTCCTGCGCAAACTCGACCAGCAGCCCGTCATCCTCGGCCTGCGCGCGGCGCGCATCGTACCAAGCCTGCGTCTTTGCCGGGTGATCCCGCCAGTCCATGATGAAAACGCGGGTCTTTTTCTTCGGCATGGCCTTCCCGGGTTCCCACTCCTCGCCGCCATTGCGCCGATTGTAGAACACGTTCCCGGTACCATTGACCGAGGAAATATCAATCTGCACGTCAGTGTTGTCGCCCAGCGCCGCCTCGATCTTTGATGCGCGGGCATAGTGCGCGGATTCATCCTTGAAATAAATCGACGACCGGCCACCGCGTCCGATATCGTCGCCGGTTTCGCCAGCGATGTTCGAAAGCTTTTTCCGGTCAACGATCTTCATGTAGGGGCAGTCGTCATCGATGCTGAATTCTTCCGGCAGCAGGAAGGGCGGCAGCGCGCGCAGGACAATCCGCATCTTTTCAAAAATGCTGTCAGGATTCCCCAGCTCGTCCACGAGGTCGGACAGGCGGGAACCCCAGCCGATGGATGTGCCGGGATGGAATAGGAACAGCCAGATGCTGACGCAGACGCAAACCCAAGTCGCGCCCATGTCCCGGCTTTTCTCGATCAGCCCGTTTTCCTTGTCGAAATAGCACTCGACCAAAAACCTGACCAGCTCCTCCTGCCGGGGGAACAACATGAACGGCATCATCCGGGGGACTGGATCCATGTTGCGCGGGTCGTAGGTGACACACCAGTCATTGATGAAGGCCACGCAGCCCTGCCAGCCTTGCGCGTAATGCTCGACCATGACGGCTTTTGCATGATCGTCAGCAAGGGCCATCTTCAGGAGATTGAAGCGGCGTTGGAATTCTGTCTGAAAGTCAGGGGGCCATTGCATCGTTTCAAGATACAGACTCGGGGGGCTATAAAGCAAGAGGGGCGACACTTTCATGCCACCCCGCTCACCAGTGATTACCCCATAGACGGAAATCCTAACCGCGATACGGCAAAAAGTCAAAAAGCTGTTCGGTTGATTTGCGCATGCACAGGGCGTTGACGTTTGGGGAGCGCTCCTGCACCTGATACTCGGCGCGGATGCAGGCCTGTCTGCTGGGCAGAGGGAAGCCTTTATCTCCGGGGATAGGCTGGAGGGTGCCAGCGAAAACGATAATCAGAACCCAGTCCCAAGGTGTCATGTGGTTTGCTCCTGCGGGAGGTTGTGGAGCAGGGCGCGCAGCAGGGCGGCATATTCCTCGAACGTCAGATCAAGGTCGGTGTGGTTGATACCGTTTTCCTTTTTCTGCTCGTTGGAAGTGTACAGGCGCACCCCGCCATCTGGTCTGTTCTCTATGCTGATCGTGCCGCCATGTTTTCCAAAGCCGGACGAAACGGTAACTTTGCGGGGATTGCTCACGATTTCACCGCCTTCAGAACGGTCGTCGTGCCGTGGAGGTTGTGGATCTTACCGGGCTTGCTGGCGTGGTACCACTCGCCGGGTTTGAGTTTGTTGTCGGCATTGACAAGGCGGTCGCTTTCGCGGCGCATGCGGACGGCATCGGGCAGGCTAAATACGGTGTCTGGCTTCACTTTTTGATTCCTTTTTTTGCTTCGGCAATTAAGTCCATGTAAACCTTTGACGCTTCAGCCGGTGTCATTCCTGACTTCATTTCGAGGGCCGAGCCGTCTGGGTTTTCGAGAACCTTGGTCTCCTTGATTTTGCCATAGACGCTGTCAAGGATGATTTCGGTGGCGCGTTCGCTGCCCTTGAGCGCGCGATTGATCAGGGCGGCATTGATGGCCCCCTCGACCGTGATGGTTTTCTGGGATGGATCGAGGGGATGCTCGACATCCGTCCATTTCCCATTCACGTCTTTCTTTTTGAGGCCCAGCGCCAGCATTTCGTTGAGGATGGTGGCGCGGTTCTTGGTGCCTGCGGGCTTGCCATCAGGGTTGCCTGATTGACCGGGCTTCCACGGCGGGGCTGGTCGAAGGTTCGCCAGCTGCTTCTCGGTCATCTTCTTTTTTGGTTTCTTCGGGTCTTTGGGGGGAGTCTTTGCCATGGGGATTACGCTGCGGGTTTGAGACTGTCGAATTCTGCACCATCGCTCTCGCGGGTCGCCTTTTTGCCCCAAGTCGGGGTTCTCCGGTGGCA